GGTGCGCGCCGACCGCCGCGCACCTGTGGCGCTGGGCCGAGGTGTGGGACCTAGGCTGCATCGCCTGCCGCCTGGCCGGCCTGGGCTGGGTCGCACCCGAGCAGGACCACCGCAACGTCGGCGACCTGGCCGGCATGCCGCGCACCGAAGGCGGCCACGACGACACGCTCGGCCTGTGCTGCTGGCATCACCGCGGCATTCCGTTCGCGGGCTGGACCGCCGAGCGCTGCCTGCGCGAGGCCGGGCCGAGCAAGCAACTGCACAAACGCGCGTTCCTCGAGCGGTTCGGCTCGATCGAGGAGCTGCACGCCCAACAACTGCGACGATTGGAACGGTATCGTGAGCGCACGCGGATCTCGCCGAAAAGGTGAAATGAAGTTCATTCCAGCCGGGCCTCGCTGCTACGTCACCGCCGACCCGGCCGGCTACACCGTGAGCATCACCGGCGCCGGCGACCGCGGCGTGTATCAGGCTGTGCACGGCGAAAGCCTCAAGGGCACCGCGGTGGTGGTCGCGATCGTGCGCGGCGTCGACCTCACCGACCCGGAAAAAAGAAAGGCCGCCGCGCAGGAAATGCGGGCGGCCTGTGTCGCACACGCGGCCGCTAGTGCGTCGCCGTCATCTTCGTGACCTTGAACGCGGCGTCGAGCACGCCCATGAGCCGGCGCAGCTCGCCGGAGAACAGCGCCAGGCGCGCGCCGTATTCCGCGGCCAGGTCCTCGCGCTCGGTCTGCTCGAGCGAGTCGAGCGCGCCGTCGAGCAGCTGCAACTTACGCAGCACCAGGTCCTCGCCCAGCACCACGCTGACGTGATCGTCGAGGACGACCTGCACCCGCGTCGCCTGGCGGCCGTGCTCGAGGTGGCGGACCACCTCATCGCCGTAGATCTCAACGCCGCTCATGGTGACCTTGGCGCCCTTGTCGGCCGGGTCGCGCAGCTCGAGCGCGTCGCCCAAGCTGAGCCCGTCCGGCAGCGGCTCGCCGGCGACCCAGCCGGTGAGCACCGAGCGCGGTGACACCTCGGCGTTGAGGTGCAGCGCCGGGAAGCTGCCGAGCGCGCGCCGGATCAGGCTGGCCACGGCCTCGGCGGTGGCCACGCTCGAGGTGTCGACGTGCAGGCGCGACGTGGTGGTGTCGATCACCGCCCAGGTGCGGCCGGGCACGATCGGTGCCTTGGGCAGCATCTCCATGATGATTTCGTCCTTGATCCGCTTGCGCGTGCGCCCGCCGGGCCGGCGCCCGTCCTGCTGCTCGATCGCGCGCAGCTTGGCGTTGAGGGCCTTGTCGACCGCCGGGCCGGGCAGCGCGCGCTTGTTGGTGCCGATCGACAGCAGCCAGGCACCGCCGACCTCGACCAGCAGGTCCGCCGGGTCCTCGCTGTCGGTCTGCACCGGCGGCAGGAACCCGTCGCGGCAGAGCTCGAGCGGGCCGGGGTCGGCCAGCGGCAGCTCGGCCAGGCCGGCGCGGACGTCGTCGATCGGCGGCAGGACGAAGGGTTCGAACGTGAAGGTGACCACGTTACGGAACATGGCTCACTCTCCCGCGTAGACGTAGCGACCGAGCGGCAGCTGGTCGAGCGGCGTGCCGAGCGTGTCGATCGAGATGCCGCCGACGCCGAGCGCCTCGAGCAGGCCGTGCTTGCGCACGCGGATCTCGGCCGGCGCGGCCACCAGGCCGAAACCGCAATGCTCGGCCGCGGCGCGGGCCTCGGCGGCAGCCGTCTCGAGGTCGCGCCGCGTCGGGCGAGTGCCCACGGCCTGGTCGGGTTCGGCATAGCGGTTTTCGTGGCGCTCGAGGCGCCCCTGGCTGGCACGCTCGACGCCGCGGTACGCCTGCGCCGCCGGCGAGGCGCTGGCGGCGTTGCGCCAGTAGGGCGGGAGGTCGCGCGGAGCGACGGGCGTGGCGATGTCCTTGGGCAGCCCCTCGGGCACGGCCTCGGCCTTGCGCGTGTCGTCGTGGTCGCACGGCACGTCACGCCCCTCGGCGTTGTGGCAGCGCGCGATCCAGTAGCGCAGTGCTTCATTGAGCGACGCCGGGTAACACGTCTCGAGCACGGCCGCGCCAAGGTGATGCTCGAAGCCGTCCGCGCCGATCACGTCGGCGGTCGGCTCGCGCACGACCTCCACGGGGCCAAGCGTCGGGTGGATGATGATGGTGCCGGTATTCATGCCCAGGTTCCTCTCTCATAGCGCTCACGCAGATCGTCGTCGGTGAGCTTGGGGTTGTGGTCGCAAAAGCCGGAGCCTTTGCGGTGAATGAAGCTGTAGCCCCGACAGCCGGTTCGTTGAGGGTCGCAGGTGGGTGCTTTCCCGCGTTCGCGCTTCGCGCGGTAACGGTCCACCCGATAGTGCGCGTCGGTGCGCCTGGTCGGATGGGCGTGCATCTTGCGCCCGCAGCCGCGGCAGCGCGGCAGGCGCACGTAATCGTGGACGGGGCGCGCCAGGGTGCGGCGCGACTCGCATTTACTGCACCGGACGTGCATCGGGCCAGTGCGCGCGGATGTCGGCGGCGAGGGCGTGCAGGTCGACCAGCTCGGGCACCGGCGCGACGTGGCCGACCGTGGTCTGCCGCGACTGCCAGAAGGCGCGCGCGCGGTTCGCGAGCAGCTCATCGCGCGAGCCGTAGTTCCAGAGCGGGCCGTGGAAGCCTTGCCAGTTCAGCGTGGGCGTGGTGTTCATGGATTCCCCTTTGCGCCGGGTCCTGCCGGCGGCGCCAAGCGTACACTGCAAAGCGGCCGATACCGTGCCAAAAAGAAAACGCAATGTTCTAGGAATAGGACGATGTCGGGGCATTAGATGGGTGTACAGTGGCCGCACCCGGATGGTCCGGGCAATGGGGATTCAAATGGCTATCGACCCGGTAATGCAAGACCTCAACCGCCAGCTCGACGCGGAGGCCGCCGCCGAGCTGTTCGGCTACGCCGTCGGCGCGGTGCTCGACCGCTGGATGGGCGAGCACAAGCGCGTCGCCGACGCGCTCGACGACATCATGGCGGAAAGCGATCACCGCCCGCAGGGGTACACCACCTTCGGCGACGGCCTGGCCATGTTCGCGATGCTCGACAGCGAGGCCGACGCCGTGCGCTACCGCGCCACGCTGCGCGAGATGGTGCGCGCGCAGCTGCGCAGCGCCGCCGAGGAGGAGGTGCGCCGCAACGACGCGCGCATCGAGGCCGCGGAGGAACCTGACCATGAGTGACGCCGGCGAGCTGTTCCGCACCCAGGCCGAGGCCACCAAGCGCCACCGCGCCGAGATGCTGGCCAAGGCCGACACCAGCGGCTGGACGCGGCACACGGATTTTCATTTCTCCCGCTACTACGGGCGCGACCGGATCGAATGGTGGCCGAGCGGCGGAAAGGCCAAATTCAAGGGGCGGATGGTCTACGGCCACCGCAAGGTCAACGAGCTAATCGCGCGACTCAATTCGCAGGTGGCGGGATGACGCGCCGCGGCGAGAACCCGTGCCTCATCTGCCGCGAGCTGGCCAGCGGCCCCAAGGGCGGCACGGTCTGCCCGGAGTGCGTGCGCAAGGTCGAGGCCTATGACGCGATGCGCGAGCAAGCGCACCGCGGCGCGGTGAGCATCCGCCTGCGCCAGTACCCCTACGTGCCGAGCAGCAGCGGCGGCATGCGCCGGGACGAAAAGGCCACGCAGCTCGAGAACCTGCTGCGCGACCTGCGCCTGGCGCTGGACCGACCGAGCACGCGCCGCGGCTGGGGCACCTGGGCCGCGCCGGGCGAGCTGGCGCCGGAGTTCGAAGGCAAGCCGCGCGAGCGCGGCATGGTCGAGGACCGCGATCAAACGGCGTTCAATGTCGACGCGCGCCTGGCACAGTTCCTGCTCGACCTCGAGCCGATGATCCAGCACGCGATTCGCGAGGCCGAGGAGAACGGCAAAAAGCAGGGCAGCAACCTGCTCGCGCAGCTGGCCGCGGGCGAGCTCACCAGCGCCGAGTTCGAGAAGCGCGCAGGGATCACCCGATGAAGTGGCGCGCGCTCATCATCGGCTTTCTCGGTACACTGGCGGTCGCCGGTTTCTGGCTGCTGCTCATCTACACGCTCACGGTCGGGGAGGGGCCGAGCCAATGATCCCGTTGCGGTGGAAAGATCTCGAGCCGGGCGACAGCGTGATCCAGCGCGCGCCGGTGATGAAGGTGGAGCGCATGATCCCTCGCGAGGAGCGCGCCCACTGGCAGCTCGAGCCGACGCGTGGCACGCATGGCCAGGCGTGGACCGTGGTCACGCGGGTGGCGCCCCGTGAAGTCCAAAGCTGAGATCGCCGCGACGATGGCCAAATTCGACGCGGTGCGCGCCGAGATCGCGCGCGCCGACAGCATGACCCAGGAACAAATCGAGGCCGAGGCGATGGAGGCGCGCCAGTGGCTGGGCAACCTCATGCCCGACGAGCGCCAGCTCGGCCTGTTCGATCGCAAGCGGGAGCGGTAAATGCACTATTTCCAGTTCGACCTGGGCGATTACGCCAAGGACACCGGCCACCTCACCGCGCTCGAGCACGGCGTCTATACGATGCTGCTGCGCTGGTACTACGCCAACGAAAAGCCGATCCCGGTGGGCATGCATACGCGCATCGCGCGCGAGCCGGCCGCGGTGGTCGACCCGATCATGGCGGAATTTTTCGATTGGGATGAGGAGGCGCAGGCGTGGCATCACAAGCGCGCCGACCAGGAGATCGAGCGCGTGCACGGGCGCTCGGAAAAGGCGCGTGCGTCCGCGCAAGCGCGATGGGGTGATCGCAATGCGGACGCATCGACAACGAAGCCGAAGCGCACTGCTACCTCAATACCTCAAGACCTCAAGGATTCCCCCAAACCCCCGAAGGGGGCCGAGGGCGAGAAAAAGACGCGACCCAAGGCCGAGCGCGGCGTCACCATCGACACGTTCCTGGCCAACTTGGCGCCCGGGGAAAAGGCGTTCCCGGCCAACGACAAGCTGTTCGAGTACGCGCGCAGCATCAAGCTGCCGATCGTGCTGGTGAAACTGGCCTGGCTCACGTTCGTGGCCGATATGACCGAAAAGCGCAAGCTGCAAAAGGACTGGCGCGCGACGTTCCGCACCTACGTGCGCAAGAACTACCTGCGCCTGTGGTTCGCCACCGACAACAACGGCGAGCTCGAATACGAGCTCACCACCCAGGGCAAGCAAGCCCGGGAACGCCACAAGGACCAGCTAAATGCCTAGATCGGCCCAGGCGGGGAAGCCGACCGAGAGAGAGGAACATCGCAACAACACCCTCAGTCACCTGCGCGTTCCGCCGCAGTCGGCCGAGGCCGAACAGGCCGTCCTTGGCGGCCTGATGCTGTCGCCCACCGCGCTGCCGGTGGTGCAGGGGATCATCAACGAGGGGGATTTCTACCGCCGCGACCACCGGCTCATCTACCGCGCCATTCTCGAGCTCGAGGAAAAGGCGCGGCCGTTCGACGCGGTCACGATGGGCGAATGGTTCGAGGCCCAGGGCATGGCCGAGCTGGTCGCCGGCGGCGCCTACCTCATCGACCTGGCGAGCAACACGCCGAGCGCGGCCAACATTGCCGCGTATGCCGAGATCGTGCGCGACAAGGCCGTGCTGCGGCAGCTGGTCGACATCGGCACCGAGGTGACCAACAACGCGTTCGACCCGCAAGGGCGCGACACCGACGAGCTCATCGCCGAGGCCACCGCGAAAATCGAGTCGGTGGTGCGCACCGCCGGCAGCGTCGGCGCCAGCGCGCGCGACGTGCTCAAGGTAGTCAACCTCGAGATGCAAGAGGCGTTTTACGCCGACGAGAACCACCGCCCAGGCCTCAGCACCGGCAACGAGGAGCTCGACAAAAAGATCGGCTACCTGCGGCCGGCGCGCGTGTACGGCGTGGGCGGCCGGCCCAAGATGGGCAAGAGCACGCTGGCCGGCGACATCGCGGTGGCCAATGCGCTCGCTGGCGTGCCGGTCGACGTGTTCACCTACGAGATGCCGGCCAAGGAAATGATGCAGATTTTCATGGCCAAAGTCGGCTCGATCGACTACCACCTGCTGCAACATCCGAAGCTGATGCAGGATGACGATTGGGGCAAGGTCAAAAACGCGTTCGCGCGCCTGCGCGACACCAAGCTCACGATCCACGACGACGCCAGCACCACCATCGAGCGCATTTGGGCGGTGTGCCAGGTGAAAAAGGCCAAGGGCGAGCTCGGCCTGGTGGTGATCGACCAGCTCAACATCATGCCCACGCCCGACCTCGGCCGCCGCGACCTCGAGCTCGGCCATATCACGCGCATGACCAAGCGCATGGCGGTGCGCCTGGGCGTGCCGGTGATCCTGGTGTTTCAGCTCAACCGCGGCAACGAGGCCGGCGGCAAGGTGCGGCCGCCGCGCGCCGGCGACGCGCGCGATTCCGGCGCGATCGAGCAGGACCTCGACGCGATGATCCTGCTGCACCGGCCGAGCTACTACGACAAGAGCGCACCGAAGGGTTGCCGCCTCGAGGTGGCGCTGCAACGCAACGGCGAGAGCGGCGTGGTGATCCGGCTCGAGGATGAGCTGCAATACAGCCGTTTCGCCAAGGGTCGCAGCGAGTGGGTCGACACGCGCAGTTTCAGCGTCGAGGACAGCGATGCAAACGGGTTCTAGCGTACACTGCGAACATGACCATCAACCCATCGACCATCGAGAAAATCCTGGCCACGCAACGCGCGCAACGCGAGGCGGGGATCAACCCGACGTTGATACGGGCGAGCCCGGATGCGATCGAGGCGTTGACCGCGGAGATCGAGGCCCTGGTCGAGGTGTTCGAGCGCCGCGGTGGCCAGATCCTCAAGGTCGCGGGCATGTGGCTGCTGGTCGACGAGCGCCTCGATGCGGCGACCATCGAGCTGACGACGCGCCAGGGCATGGACGCATGACCGTGCTGGTCACGATCCTCAAGGCGGCGGCGATCATTTGCTGCACGCCGCTGGCGTTTTTCGCCTGGGTGATCGCCTGCCTGGCCGCGGCGCGGGTCGGCCCCGGCCTGGTGATGGTGGCCGCGGTCGGCCCGGTGCTGGCGGTATCGTGGTGGCTGCACTACCGCAGGCGCCGACGACGATGAGCAAGCGCAAGAAAAAGAAACGCGAGCGCCGTCCGAGCAAAGCGCAGCGCACGCGGTTCGAGCGGCAACGACAGCACGACCACCAAACGCGGCAACGCCGCCAAGAGAGAGGACGCGATGAATCGTAACGACACGCAACGCATGACCAACACGCTGCTCGAGGTCGGCTATGAGCGGCTGCGCCAGGAGCTCAAGTGGGGCCAGCAGAATCACCCCGACCTGCCGCCGGACGCGCCCGAGAACGTGCTGCCGTCGACCTGGCTGTACGTGCCGACCGCCGACGATGCGCGCGCCATGTGTCAAGGCGCGTTCGCGCAGCACCGCGGCAGCTACGCGCATATCCTGCTCGAGGAGGTGTGCGAGGCGTTCGACGACGCGCGCGACCCGCACAAGCTGCGCGCCGAGCTGGTGCAGGTCGCGGCGGTCGCGGTGGCGTGGATCGAAAAGATCGACCGCCACGACCCGCACGCCGAGCTGCGCCGGCGCGAGCGTAACGGGTGGGCGATCGAGGCCAACCGCGGCACGGTCGAGGAGCCGAAGTGGGAGCGCATCGAGGGGCCGGCCAAGTTCACGTGCGAGGCGCACCTGTACCGCGCCGTGCCCACGGCCAAGTCGATCGACGCGGCTGCGGCGTCGCGCACGTTCCTGCCGAGCGATTGACCATGACGGCCGCCGAGACTGCACGGAAGATCACCAGCGCCGACGTGCGCGCCGCGCTCAAGCTGCGATTCGAGCCGGCCAGTCACGCGCTGCTGTTCGAGGTGGCCAACGCGACCGGCGCGGGAGCGCGCCGGTACGCGGACGCGGTCGCGATCGGCCTGTGGCCGTCGCACGGCCACAAGATCGAGGGCGTCGAGATTAAGGTCACCCGCGCCGATTTCCTGTCGGAGATGAAAGACGCCACGAAAAGCCAGGCGGTGTTTCGTTTCTGCAACCATTGGTGGCTGGCCTGCCCGCGCGGCATGGTCACGCCCGAGGAGCTGCCGCCGACCTGGGGCCTGCTCGAGCTGATGGAGAACGGCACGCTGCGCACCCGGGTGAAGGCACCCAAGCTCGACCCCGAGCCGGTCGACCTCGGGTTCCTGGCCAGCCTGGTGCGCCGGCACGCCGGCGTCGACGAGGAGATGGCGCAGGCGATGCTGGCCAGGATGCGGGCCGAGCTGCGCAGCGAATACGACCGCGACCTCGAGAACCGGCGCCGCAACGATCGCGACCACCGCGCCCAGGCGGTCGAGGCGGGCATTGCCATGCTCGACAAGATCCAGGCCGAGACGGGCCTCGACCTGCGCAATTTCCAGACCGCGCACACGCTGCTGCCGTGCATCAAGGTCGCCCAGGCGCTGGGGCATGGGTGGAGCGCCCCCCTGCCGCAACTGCGCCGACACGCGCAGAATCTGCTCAAGGCGCTCGACGAGTGTGGCCTCGAGCCCGAAGGGGGAAGCGATGGGACTGTTTAGGAACCTGTGGGTGGAGCACCGCCAGGCGATGATCGCGCGCGCCCTGTACCGGCGGGCGTTCATGGTCGCGCAGTGCTGCGCCGAGATCCGCCTCGAGCGCACGTTCGACCGCCTGGCCGATGCGCCGACCCGGTGGGATGACTGCCGGGTGATGGCCACCGAGCTGCGCGCCTGTGACGTCATGCGCCATACCAGCCAGGCGCCCGTCTACGCCTGAGCATGGCCAAGAAACCGGCACCACCGAAACCGGCACCGAAGGCGGCCAAGGCCGCCAAGCCAGCGCGCCCGAAGCTTGCGAAGGCGCCGAGGGTGCGCGAACCCGGCCGCGAGATGATCCCGCTGCCCGTGCGGTATTGGGTGCGCTGGTATCGCTGCGGCTGCCACCACGAAGCGGCCGAACGCAAGGACCTCAAGCCGTGGTGCGCGCTGCACCTGCTGAACCCCAAGGGCGACGACCAGGCGGTCCACGCCGGCGAAGCGTTCCCAACGCGCCCCGAGGTAGGCCGACCCAGCCTGTACAACGAGCAGACCAGCGAGCTGGTGTGCACGCTCATCGCCTGCGGATGGAAGCTGCGCGATTTCAACCATGCCGAGAGACGCCTAGCAGCTGAGGATTTCGAGCCGGAGGAATGCGAACGCATTGCGGGCGCATTGCCGACTAAGGCCACGATCACGCGCTGGATGGGCACGCAGCCCGAGTTTCGAGCCCGTTACGCGCGTGCGCAGCGGGCCTACCTCGAGGGCGTGGGCGCACAGGAGGCGCTCGACATCGCCGACGACGGCAGCCAGGACTACATTTTCACCAGCAAGGGCCTGGCGTTCGACGCCGAGCACGTGCAGCGCTCCCGCCTGCGCGTGGGCTATCGCCAGTGGCTGCTCGAGCGCCTGGCCAGCGACGTCTACACCGAGCGCAAGGTCATCGACGCCAAGGTCACGGCCGGGCCGCCGGACGCCCGCCGCGAGCTCTACAACGCCAGCGAGGAGGAGCTGGTGCGGATCATTTCGGAGCGCAGACAGCTTTCACCGCCCGGTGTACACTCATCCACCCCTGAATCCGACACAGGAGTACCACCGCAATGAGGAATCGCAAGCCGCGCGCCCGCAAGGGTGCACCCACCAAGGCCGCCGTCGAAGCGCTGGCCTACCGTCTCGAGAAGCTTGCCGAGGAGGAGGCCAAGCGCCGCCTGGTGATGATCGAGAGCCAGCTGTTGCGCGCGATCGAGGCCGCCGGCCTGTACGGGCACGGCGCCCAGGCCGAGCGCGTCATGGCCGCCATGCGCGAGGAATTCGGCACCAGCCTCAAAGAGCACGTGCGTGGCCTGCTGTTCGACCGCGCCACGAAGTTCACCGACACCCCTGCCACCTGAGAGATACCGCCATGAATCCCGACAACACCGATCCGACGACCGTGGGCGACACCCGCGACCCGATCCCGCCGACGTTCCCCCAGGTGGGCGACCTCGGCAGCGTGCGCGGCCAGGTGGTCCTGGTCACCGCCGTGCACGGCCCGACCGCGCTGGTGCCGCGCATCGAGGCGACCACCCGCAACGGCCTGCCCGTGGCCATCGCCCACGGCGACCTGTTCCGGCCCACGCCTGAACAGGTGCAGTGGTGGCACGACAGCGCGCCGGAGCCGGGCGCCACCTTCACCGCCGAGGAGGCCGAGCTGCTCGACTGCCCGCTGCCGGACGCGCACGTGCTGCACGCCGGCGACGCCAGCACCGGCGAGCTGGTCATGCTTGGCGCGGTCCCGGCCGACGAGGTGCCGTTCGACCCGGTGGCCGCCGAGGAGGAGCGCGAGGGGTATTTCTACCGGAACCACCTCACGCCGCAGCAGCGCGCCGACAACGCAGAAAAGCGCGACGAGATGCGCTACCAGCGCCTGCTCACCGCCGTGGCCAAGAACGAGGTCGGTGAGCGTGCGCTCGAGGACGCGCGCCAGCAGGGCCTGCTCGAGGGCCGCCGTGAGGCCGCGATGATGCTGCTGCCGCCGCCCACCTCGACGTTGCGCGAGCGCCTGGGCGCCGCCTGGTCGATCCTGCGCGGCAAGGTCAAGGGCGAGGATCCGTTCGCGTAACGCATAGCGAGCGCAATGCGTTCGCATCACCACCGCCAAGAGAGAGGCCCATCACCATGAATCAGCAGAACCGCGACAACCACCTCATCGCCACCGCGGCCGAGATCGCCGCCGTCGACTTCGCCACTGCGCCCGAGGGCGCCACCGGCTACCGCATCGCCAAGCTGCGCCTGGCGGCCGAGCTCGAGGACCGCGTCAGCGCCAAGTGGATCGGCGACGAGCAGTTCGACAGCGTCGATGCCCCGGTGTTTTTCCAGCCGCGCGGCATCAACGCGGCGACCTACGTCTACCGCAAGACCCAGGAGTTGCACCGCGCGGTCGCCAATCGCGCCGAGGCGACGCAGGCCGAGGCCGATGCGATCGTCGAGGGCACCGCGGAGAACCGCCTCGCCGAGCGCCTGGGCACGCAGCGCGCCGCCGAGGCGGCCGAGCCGACCAAGGATGAGACGGCCACCCAGGTCAACGAGCGCGAGCTGGCGCAGGAACGCCAGAACTACCTCGAGGGCCGTCCGCGCAGCTGGCGCCCGCCGGGCTGGGCCGCGCAGCAGGCCAAGCTCGACCACCAGGCGATGGTCGATTTCGCCAACAAGACGCCGCCGGCGCTGAGCGATGAGGCCAAGGCCGTCGCCGACAAGCCGCTCGATGGCGAGCTGCGCGCCGGCGAGAACCCGATGGTGGGCAAGGTCACCGGCTACCGGAAGCTCACCAACCTCGAGCTCGAGCTGGTCAACGCGATCAAGGCCAAGGGCGAGGAGCTGGCGGCGCTGCACTGCACGGTGGTCGCGCTGCTCAAGGCGCGCGACGACGAGCCCAAGGCCGAGGGCGTCATGCCGCTCAACGCTTGGGCCGAATCGTACCGCTGGGCCGCGATCGGCAAGACCGACCTGCAAACCGGCCTCATGGCGCTCATCCGCGCGGTCGCCGCGCCCGGCGGTTTCTGATGGACCGCAAGGGAGAGGGAACCCGCGAGGAGGTGACGGCCTGGGCCGTCGCCTACCTCAAGCGCTCGGCCGACGCCATCACCATCGCGCGCACGCCGGAGGGCAAGTTCGTCGCCCTGAACCTGTACAGCGACGCGGTGCGCGCGCACTACCTCGGCGTCGGCTACGTGTTCGTTTCCGAGGTGCGGCACGGGGTCGGCGTCGCGCTGCTGGACGTCGGCGCCGTCGCTATCGAGGGTGACAGCGCTGCCGATATCGACCAGGTGGCGCTCGAAGTGGCGCGCCGCTTTACCCCTGACGCCGAGCCGAAGCTGCGCGCGGTGATGCAGGTGGCGGTCATCGAGGCGATCAAGGGGGTGCTCAATGCGACGCGATAAGCGCGAGGACAAGCCGGAACCGTTGCCGCCGTACACGTTCACCGTCACCCGGGTCGACGGCAACGGCCGCACCGTCGACGAGTGGGTGGTCGACGGCGACACGCTGGCCGCGTCGAGTGACACGCCGGCGGGCGAGCAACACGCGTTTTTCGTCGATCACCTGGTCGCCAACGAGGCGGCCAGCTACGGCCTCACCGTCGACGAGATCCCGGCCTGGGTGCTGCTCGAGATGCGTGGCATGGCCAACCTGCGCGCGCTCATCGCCGGCGTCACGGGTCGCCAGCGCCGCAACCGCGGCGGGCAGGTGCTCGAGCTCGAGGGGTGGACGTCGGTATTCCAGGGCCTCGACGCCGGCGTGCTGCGCGCGGCCGGTCTGAACCACCAGGAGGCGCTGTGGGTGCGCCACCGCAAGGTGACCGCCGAGCTGCCGTTCCACGTCAACGTGATCGCCTACGCGCCCGCGGATCCGCGCCGCGTGATCGACTTCCAAGAGGTCGATTACCTGCGCGAGGCCGAGCTGTACGACTGCCCGCTGTACGTGACGCACCGTCTCGATCGCGCGCCGGGGCCGGGCCTCGAGCTGGCCGAGCCGGCCGGGGCGTAATGGGCCGGCTCGACCAGGTCGACATCGACGACGCGGCCATCGCCGCGGAGCTGCTACGGCGACGCCGTGCGCGCCGCAGCATGGTCGCGTTCGCCAAGTCGATCGAGGTGCCGGGCAAGCCGCTGAGCGAGGACCAGGACGCCGATGTCCCCGACTGGCTGTTCAAGCCGATCGAGTCGGACGTCGCCGACCTGCACGTGCTCATGTGCGAGGCGATCCAGCAGTGCATCGAGGAGGATGACGGCCGCCTCATGCTGTTTTTCCCGCCGGGCTCGGCGAAGTCGACCTACGCCAGCGTCGTGGCGCCGGCGTGGGCGATGGGCGATGCGCCGCGCGACGTGATCGTGGTGAGCTACAGCAGCACGCCGGCCGAGCGGTGCAGTCGCCGCATCCGCGCGATCGTCGGCCAGCCGGGCTACACCGCCATCTGGCCAAACCGGCCGATGCTCACCGCCGGCAACAGCGCGGTCGGCGAGTGGACGATGAGCAACGGCAGCCGCCTGCTCGCGTCCGGCATCCTCGGCTCGGTCACCTCGGCGCGTGCGGACGTGCTCATCATCGACGACCCGGTGAGCGGTCGCGAGGACGCCGACAGCGAGCCGATGCGCCGCAAGACGCGCCAGGCCTACGACGACGACCTTCGCACGCGCATGAAACCGGGGTGCTCGATCATCCTGATGATGACGCGCTGGCACCTCGACGACCTGGCCGGCTCGATCCTGCCCGAGGACTACGCCGGCCAGTCGGGCAAGGTGCTGTGTCGCGACGGCAAGGTCTGGACGGTGCTCAACGTGCCGGCCAAGGCCGAGCACCTCGACGACCCGCTCGGCCGCGACATTGGCGAATACCTGTGGCCGGAATGGTTCAAGGCCGCGCACTGGCAGAATTTCGAGCCGATCCCGGGCTCAACCGAAGGGCCGGACAACCGCACGTGGGCGGCGCTGTACCAGCAGCGGCCGACGTTCGGCAGCGGCGGCAAGTTTGAGCAGGAATGGTTTCGGCGCCACGATGCGCCGCCGGCGGGCCTCACCTGGTACGGCGCGAGCGACTGGGCGGTCACCAAGAAAACGCTCAAGACGCACCCCGACTTTACCGAGCACGGCCTGTTTGGCGTCGACAAGGATTTCAACGTCTGGATTGATGAATGGTGGTATGGCCAGGTCACCCCGGCCACCTCGATCGCGGCCTGGCTGGCCATGCTCGGCGACGAGGACCGCCCGCCGCAGGACTGGCTCATCGAGTCGGGCGTCATCAAGAACGCGATGCAGGATGCGCTCAAGGTCGCCCAGGAATCGGCTGGCACCTATGTGACCATCCGCTCGCCGAGCAGCCTGGGCGACAAGGTGGCCAACAGCGCCGCGTTCGCCGCGCTCGCGCAGAACGGCAAGATCTCGATTCGCAAGGGCGCATGGGGCGATCGGCTCATCGCCATGCTGTGCTCTTTCCCGTTCGGCCGCTACGACGACGCGGTGGACGTGTGCGGCCTCATCGGCCGTATGATTACCGCGCTGCGGGCCTATCCGTCCGACGATCCCGAGCCGAAAAAGAAAGCGGTCAAGCCGTTCACCGAGGAACATTTCGAGATGGCTGACGACGACGATAACGAGGACGTCCGAAGGAGATACCTGGGATGAGCGTTCCAGCCAATGCAATGCAGCAGGACCCCGGCATCGCCGCGGCCTCGGCCACCGCCACCTCGCCGGCCGCGGCGGTTCAGTACACCGAGCCTGACGCGTCCGAGATCAATGACGTAAAGCGCCGCCTCAACTGCATCAAGGCCGAGCGCGCATTCGACAAGAACGCTCGCAAGGAATACGCATTCTGCCGCCGCTACGCGCGCGGCGACTCGAGCTTTACCACCTCGGTCAACCTGCTCGGCACCTACATCGACATCCTGGTGGCGTTCCTGTACGCCCGCGATCCCGACGTCGACGTGCTGGTGGCCGACAGCGTCGGGCCGAGCCGCAAGGCCGACATCGAGCTGTTCGCCAAGACCCTCGAGATCGTCGTCTCGCGCCTGTGGCGCCAAGCCAAGATGAAGCGCCAGGCCAAGCGCTGGATCCGATCGGCGCTCACGGTCGGCATCGGCTGGCTGAAAGTCGGCTGGCAGGAACGCTACGAATCCGACCCGGTGATGGTGCAGCGCCGGCGCGACGTGCAGGACAACCTGGCGCGCATCGCGGCCAAGCGCCGCGAGATGGCCGAGGGCGGGCCGTCGTACCAAACGCTCGAGGAGGACGAGGCCGAGCTACAGCAAGAGCTGCGCGGCCTCGAGGGCAAGATCGAAAAGCTGGTCTACCGCGGGCTGTTCATCGACTTCGTGCCGGCCGAGGACATCCAGGTCGCGCTCAACGTGCAGAACATCGTCGACTGCGACGTGGCCGACCATATCAGCCACCGCACGTTTATGACGGTCACCGCGGCGAAAGCGAAGTATCCGACCGTGCCGCCGAGCAAGTGGGGCAGCGCGCAGAAATACCGCGCGTGCGAGCCGGAGGATCTCACCGAGCGCACCGGCCTCAATGCCACCGCCGCGGTGCGCGCGGACATCGACGAGGCCAGCGCCGACGCGTTCACCAGCTACCAGCAAGGCACCACCGGCAGCGAGGAAACGTCATTCGTGCTGGTGTGGGAAATGTGGGACCAGGAAAAAAATCAGATCTTCACGATGTCGCCGGGCATCGACCAATTCCTGGCCAAGCCAGACGTGCCCAACATCACCACGACCCGGTTTTATCCGTTCTTCCCGGTCGCGCTCAACGAGGTCGACGGCCAGCGTCACCCGCAGTCGCTGGTGTCGCGCAGCTTCCAGATCATGGACGATTACAACCGCGCGCGCAGCGGCAAGTCGGCCATGCGTGCGCGCATCAAGCCGGGCATTATTTTCGACGCGCGCAAGATGAGCCGCAAAGAGGTCGAGAAAATCACCGCCTCGACCTACGGCGAAAACATCCCGCTCAAGCCGACCGGCGACGCCAGCCTGGACGACAGCTTCGCCGAGAAGCCGATCAGCACCGTCGACAACAGCGTGTTCGACGTGCAGGACCTGCAACGCGAGCTCGAGACGTTGTGGGGCATCCAGGAGGCGCTCAGCGCCGGCGTCACCGTGGCCAAGACCGCGACCGAGGCCGAGATCCAGCAGACCGGCACGCAGGCGCGCACCGGCGCGATGCGCGACACCGAGGAAAGCGGGCTCGCCGAGATGGCGGTGTTCACCGCCGAGATCTCCCTGGTCAAGCTCAGCCGCAGCGACGTGCAAGAGCTGGCCGGCCCCGAGGCGTTTTGGCCGGAGGGCGTCACCGTCGAGGAGCTCGACCTGCTGGTCAACGTGGAGATCCGCGCCGGCTCGACCGGCAAGCCGGACACCACGCGCCAGCGCGAGGCCTGGGCGGCCGAGGCGCCGGTGCTCACCGACACAATCCTCACGGTCGGCAAGCTGCGCAATTCCAGCCCGCTCGACATCGCGCAGTGCCTCGAGAACGTCGCCGCCGAATACCTCGACCGCACCGGCGACCGCCTCGACATCAAGCGGTTCATGCCCAAGGTCGGCACGCCGCAGCAGCTGGTCGACCCGGCCACCGGCCAGGTGGTGATGGGCTACGCGCTGCCGCCCGAGGCGGGCGCGGCGCCAGGCGTCCCGGGCGCGGTGGCGCCGGTGCCTGGGGCGCCCGTGGATCCGGCCGCGTCCGCGGCCCCGGCGGAGCTTCCGCCACAACTGAGAGAGGACGTTGTCGCATGAACCAACCCATCCCGATGATCCCGCCCAACATCCTCGAGGAGGCGGCGCGGATCGCGCATTCGGTGAATCACGCCTACTGCCAGGCGATCGGGCAGGCCTCGCTGCCGTGGTCCGAGGCCCCTGCCTGGCAGCGCGAAAGTGCCAAGGCCGGCGTGCTCGAGGTCGCGCGCGACCCGGGCATCTCGCACGGCGACCTGCACCAGCGGTGGCTCGAGCACAAGCTGCGCGAGGGTTGGACCTACGGCGAGGTCAAGGACGCCGAGGCGAAAACGCACCCGTGCATGATTCCGTTCGCTGAGCTACCGGAATGCGAACGCATCAAGGACGCACTGTTCCTCGGCGTGGTCCGCGCCATCTTTTCCTGAGAGAGGGAATAACCAGCGATGAACAAGAAAAGCGACAACAGCGGCGGCGCGCCGCAGATGACCGACGAGCAGCTGCGCGATGCGGCCCTGTCCGCGTTCGACGTGGGTGTGGCCGACCCGGACGCGCCGTTCGTGCCCGATAACCAGGTGCCCAGCGACGACGTCGACGGCGGCGCCCCCGACGACGAGGACGGCAAGGATGGCAAGGGTGATGGGGTTGATGGAGCGGACGATAGCGACGGCGCTGGCGACGGCGCTGGCGAAGGATCCGCGGGCGGCAAGCCTGCCGGCGGAAAGCCCGCTGCGGGCGGCAAGCCCGCCGCCGCTGCCGGTGCCGACGACGGCAAGGCTGGCGCCGGAAAGGACGGCCAGCCCGCCGCGGCCGGGCAGGACGGCAAAGCGGGCGAAGGCAAGGCGCTAACGCCCGAGGAGCAGGCCGCCAAGGACAAGGCCGACGACGACGCAGCGATCAAGGACCTGGGCCTCAAGGGCAAGAGCGAGGAGCGGTTCCGCACGATGTCGAGCACGATCCGCGAGCAGTCGCGCACGATCGAAGCGCTCGGCGGCAACGAGGGCATCCAGCGCCTGCAACGCGACGCCGCGGCGCAAGCCGAATGGGATGCGGAAATGGACCGCATCGGCGCCACGCCCGAGCAGTTCGGCCAAGCGATGGGCTACGTGGCCGCGGTCAACAGCGGCGATCCCGAGGCGATGGCCAAGGCGCGCGAGTTCCTCGCCGGCGAGCTGGCGTGGCTCGATGGCCAGCTCGGCATCACGCCGGCCGGCAAGGATCCGCTCGAGGGCCACCAGGACCTCATCGACAAGGTCAAGAGCGGCGCGATGGACCGGGCCGATGCCGAGCAGTGGGCAGCCGATCGCAACCAGCGCAACGCGCGCGAAACGCTCACCGGCAAGACCCGCGACGCGCAGCGCCAGGTCGAGGAGGCGACCGCCGCCAACAACGCCGCGGTGCGCGAGCTGGGCGAGCTCGGGGCCGAGCTCAAGGCGCGCGACGGTGCCGAGGTGTTCGAGCAGAAAATGGCCGCCATCACGCCGGCGCTGGGGATCCTGCAATCGCGGGCCAAGCCGTCCGAGTGGGCAGCCATCGCGCGCGACCTGTACGAAAAGCAGGTCTACCGCGCCAAGCCGGCGGACCCGACGCCGAAACCGCCGCGTGTGGGGATCCAGCCGAACCGCCAATCCGTGGCCGCCAATGCCGGGCAGGTGGTGCGCGAACCCAAGGACGCGATGGACGCGTTCGACATGGGCGCCGAGGAAGCGCGCGCACGTGGCGAGTAATGCTAGACAGGTGCGAACGCATGGCGTAACAATGAGCGCCACGGGGGTGCGGTGCGGCTATGCCGCACCCTCGCACCGCTCAGCCGTAAGCCGGGGTCGCGTCCGGCAGCACCGAATGAGGCGTCGTGCCCCTCGAAGCGGATGGCGTTTTTAACCCATCACCGTCTTTCGAGGACACCACCATGCCCGTCACCCAGGCTCAGTTTGCGAGCGGCGCCAACCGCCAGCTCGAGGTTTACGCCAAGGGTTCGCCCGTCGACCAGGTCAACACCGACCGCCCGTTCCTGCGCTGGCTCATCGCCAACAAAAAGGACGCGCCGGGCGGCAATCAGTATTTCAACGAAAAGGTCCGAATCTCCAACGATTCGAATTATCAGAACTACAGCGGCGACGACCAGGTCACCTACAACCGCCGCGACACGGTGCGCCTGGCCAAGTTCCCGTGGTCCAACTTCCACGACGGTTTCGGCGTCAACGAGGACGAGCTCGCGGCCAACGGCATCACGCTGACCGACGACGTCAACGCCACGGTGACGGATGCCGAGCGCATCCAGATCTACAACCTGATGACCGAGAACTACGAGGTCCTCAAGGAAGGCGTGCAGGAAAAGTTCAACGAGGAAATGCTGCTGTCGGGCACGCAGGACCCGAAGGCGGCGCAGGGCCTCGACGCGCTGGTGTCGACCACGCCCACCGTGGGCGTCATCGGCGGCATCGACGCCGCGACCGCGGTGTACTGGCGCAACAACGTCAACCTCAACATCCCGACCACCACGGCCGGCGTGTTGCAGGACGAGATGGAGGAGACGTGGCGCGCCTGCACCAAGTTCGGCAAGATGCGCCCCGACAAGATCCTGGCCGGCTCGGCGTTTATCGACGCCTACCGCAAGGACCTCAACGCGACCAACGCGCGCCAGATCAACGTCTCGCTGGAAGGTAGCGAGCCGAAGATCGACGGCGGCACCGGCGACCTGTATTTCAAGAAGGTGCTGGTAGAGTGGGATCCGACGTTCGACACGCTCGATACGCTCTATGGGCCGTTCACGATCCCGTGGACGAAGCGCTGCTATTTCCTCAATAGCAAGACCATCAAGCTGCGCCCGTTGACCGGCCACTGGATGGTCAACCGCAAGCCGCCGCGTATGTACGATCGTTATGTGCACTACTTCGCCATGACGTCGAAGTACCGCCTCACGATCAACAAGCGCAACGCGAACGCGGTGCTGTCGATCGCCTAACCAACGCAACGCGGCCGGGGTCGAGATGACCCCGGCGGCAGGAGAAAGTGCAATGTCCAAGATCATGCGCAAGGTGCTGGCGAACGCGCTGTCGATCACCGCGACCGGCATCCAGGCCCCCATCAAGCTCGACGACACGCCGTTCATGGGCGGCAAGGGCCGCAGCGGTTACCTGGTGCTCCAGGCCGCAGTCGGCGGTTCCGGCTCGATCAAGGTGCAGGGCCACAACGGCACCACCAACGGCACCGACACGCCGGCCGAAGGTGATTCGGGCTGGTACGACATCGCGACCCTGACCAGCGCCTCGCCGCTGTCCCAGGAGATCGAGCTGCCGCTCTACATCCGCACCAACGTGGGTGTGGTCGGCACCGGCACCATCACCGCCTGGCTGGATGGCGTGCAGTAACTTGCACGCCGCCACCCCGGCCAACTGAGAGACAGCCATGAACGCGAAAGCAAACCAGCAGGAAGCCACCGCCGAGCGCAACCAGGCCGCCGCCGAAGCGGCCGCCCGCGCGCTTGAGAGTGCGCAGACCGGCCTCGAGGATGACGTCGACGACAGCGAGGAAACCGTCACCCTCACCAGCGTCATCGTGATGATCGAGTTCGACGTGATGAGCAAGCCCACAAGCCGCGTGTTCGACTACGAGGTGCCGGTGCTGTTCGAGCTCCACGGCGAGGACAAGGTCAGCGTCGTCGAGGCCTCGGCCCAGGAGGTCGAGGTGCCGGTCGCCGAGATCCACGAAATGTACGACCAGCTCACCCGCAAATACGGCAAGAAGGGCGCCGACGCGGTGCGCATCGTCTACCCGCGCGTTTCCGACCTGGCCGACGAGATCGGCGTCGAGATGCGCAAGACGCGCGTGGTGGGCAGCAAGTACACGCAGGACACCCAGCAGTCCGAGCAGCGCGACCATTCGCAGACCGCGGCCGCCAAGCCGACCACGCGCGTGGTGCAGCGTCCCAAGACCGTCACCACCGCCAGCGGCCAGCAGGCGCGTGGGCGTGCTGCCACCAAGGCGGCGCGCAGCTCGAGCAAGGCGAAGCGCTAACCTCTCTCAGCGTTTCCAACCGTGCAGCGGCCGGGGTGTCGGACTCCCGGCCGCTTTTTTAAGGGGTGATCGCGATGGCCTGGCAGAACATTTTCCAGCTCGGCGAGTGCGACGTGTACGTGCAGTGGCAGGACTACGACAACAGCGGCCTGCCGGGCGCGAGCCGCATTTGCCTCGCGGCCGACCTGCCCAGCGCGATCGGCACGGTCGAGGTCATCGACAACGAGGTGGTGTGTAACTTCAACTACAACCCGGGCGGGTCCTCGGGCTACTACCCCAAGGTCTACGTGGCGCCGAAGTTCGACTACAGCGCGGCCATCGACGCGCGCGTGATCGAGGTGAGCGCCGAGGGTGACCTCATCCCCGACAACAGCGCGGACAACTACATCGGCCGAGCGTGCACGCTGTATGAGCTGGACGAGGCGCCGGGCGAGTTCGACAACGATTTCGAGTGTCCGGGCTATGCCCAGGCGTTCATGGGCACCATCCCGCCGGACGAGAACGGGTTTGTGTACGGCGCCGCGCCGGGGCCGATCCCGCCGCTGGCCGCGCAGGTCCCGGGCGACATCCCGGTCATCGGCGTGACCTACTACTCTCCGGGGTTCTAAGCATGGCCACGACCCTGATTTACCGGTTCGAGCTCGATGCGCCGGTGCCGGTGGCGCCGTCACTCAACTGCGAATGCGATGCGGTGCACGCCGACACCGACACGCTGGCCAACCTGCGCACGAAGCTGATGCGCCGCATGGGCATGGGCGCGCAGGTGGCCAACCCGCCGCCGGGCGTGCTCGAGCTGTTCAACGACTTCATCATCTCGGCCCAGGACGTCATGTTCCTCAAGGTCGACGAGTTCCGCGGCGAGCGGTTTTTCCGCTGGCCGCTCGAGGAGGGGCAGCGGTTCTACGACTACCCCGACAACGCCGACACGTGCGTCAAGCGCCTCGACCCCAACAAGATCAAGTGGGTGGGGATCCAGTACGACGACGGCCGCGTGGTCGAGCTCATCAACGGCATCAACCCGAGTCTGTACGACCACCAGCCGACGACGCAGCGGCCGTACCGGTACGAGATCCGCCAGTGTTTCGAGCTGTTCCCGGCGCCGAACGCCGAGGCCGGCAGCCTGCTGGTGCTCGGCCATTTCGAACGCCAGCCGCTGGTGGTCGACGCCGACCGCACTACGATCGACGCGACCGTGGTGTTTAACTTCGCGCTGTTCCTGGCGAAGGCGCACTACAACAAGCCGGACGCGAAGGTCTATGAGGCGCTCGCCTACAACCGACTCGGCGACATTTGCGCCGCTGGTCACGCGACCGCGCGCTACATCCCGGGCGACCGCACCGCGCCGCCGCCGCCCGAGCCGGTGATGGCCGGGGGCTACCTGCCGTGAGTGGCTACATCACCGGCCGCCCCACCGTCCTTAACGCCGTCGACGCCGGCATTACCCGCCTGCGCAGCAAGGGCGGCGCCAGCCCGAAATCGCTGTACGACCTGGTCGACGCCTACGTCACCGCCGGCAAGACGATCCTGCCGCGCCCGGGCAGCCGGCGCGTGGCGTCGCTGCCGCCCGGCTCGATCGGCCTGACCCTGTACGAGGGCGAGTTCCACGTCTACGCCAGCAGCAACATCGGCGCGATGCCGGCCGGCTACCACCTCAACATCCTCATCCACCCGACCAATGCCGGCGCGAGCCTCCGGTACATTTGGGCCGCGTTTCCGTACCTCGGCCACCTCTACGTCGTCGCCGAATGGAGCACCGGCGAGGTGTTCCACTACTGGCTCGAAAAGCGCGCCGCCTGGCAAGCCAGCACGGTCTATCGCGAGGGCGACATCGTCGAGCCGACCGTGCCCAACGGGTTCGCCTACCAGGCCACGCGCATGAACCCGGCCGCGCCGGCGTGGGCGCCGAACGTGCCGCGCGCGCTCAACGATCGCGTGGCGCCGACCACCAGCAACGGCTACGAATACGTCGTCGTCGACGTGCAGGGGGCGAACCCGAAGTCGGGCGCGGTCGAGCCGACGTGGCCCACCGCGGACGGCGCGCAGGTGATCGAGGACACCGATCTCGGTACCGCGCCGCCCACCTCCGGCGATGACGGCGATGGCGCGCCGCCGCTGCCGTCCGACGTCGAGGACCGCTACGACAACGCGCCGTGGGGCGTGAGGACCCAGCCGCGATGACCACGCCCGTTTGGCAGCCTGGCCGACTGTATCCACCCGGCTCGCTGGTGCAGCCGAGCACGCGGCCGGCGCCGGTGTTCGAGGAGATCCCCAACGGATCGTTCGAGGACGGCAGCAACGGGTGGACCCTCGACAGCGCGTTCGCGGTCACCACCGGCGACCATTTCACCGGAACGCATGCGCTCGAGTTCCTCGGCAGCGCGGGCGGGTTCCACGCTGCGCCGATGGATACCTGGCAGGCGGTGCTGCCGGGCGACACCATCACCGCGCGCTGCCAGGTGCAGCAAGGCGCCTCGAGCAAGGGCCAGGTCGGCGCCAACATCACGATCTATTTCGTCGACGCCGCGTTCAACCCGGTCAACCCGGCCGCGTGGCCGTCCGGCAACGTGGTCAACGACGCCAGCAGCGGCGCGTGGCTGCCGTCGACGGTCAGCGCGGTGGTGCCGGCGGGCGTGGCCTACGCCAAGGTCGCGATCCACGCCAACCGCGTGGCCAACAACAAGCCGCTATGGATCGACGCGGTCGAATGGGATTACGTGTCGCGCGCGGTGCCGCCCGGGCTGGTGTTTCGCGCCACCCAAGCGACCGCCGGCTACAGCGGTGCCACCGAGCCGACGTGGCCGAATACCACCGGCGTTCCCGTGGTCGACAACGAGGTCACGTGGGAGGGCGTGTTCACCTCGCGCGTCACCTGGCAGGCGACCCCGGTGCTGCTGTCGGGTGCGACCGAGCCGGCGTGGGCGGCGCAGGTCGGCGCCAACGTGGCCGATGGCACGATCATTTGGAAAGCGGTGTCGTTGCGGATCGAGGACCCGAAGTGCCCGAACAGCAAGATCGTCGCCAAGGGCGGCGGCAAGATCTACGTCGGCGACGACGACATCGGCCGCTATAACGCCACCGGCAACCCGCGCGATTGGTCGAGCGCCGACGACGCCGGGTTCCTGCCGGTCGGCATGAATCAGAACCGCGGCTCGAACCCGATTTCGTTGATGAATCTCTACCGTAAGCACCTGGTAGTGATGACCGCCGATCAGTTCCAGTTGTGGCAAATCGACCCGGACCCGAGCCTCAACGAGCTGCTCGACACCAAAGAGGGCATCGGCTCGGTCTACCACCTGGCCGCGCAGCCGGTCGGCGACGAGCTGTTCTACCTGTCCAACTTGGGGGTGCGCACGGTCGGCCTGAGCGCCTCGGCCAACAACATGGCCGCCGGCGACATCGGCATGCCGATCGACCCGCTGGTGCAACAGGCGATGAAGGTGGCGGACGGCAACGCCACGCCGCCGCTCGGCACCTACCTGCCGAGCATGGGCCAGTATTGGCTCATGTTCCCTAACTTCCCGCCGCAGGCGCTCGGCCTGTCCGGCGCGATCGTCGACGGCGCAATGGGCGACCCGGTCGAGGGGGGTTACACCGCCAGCGGTGGCGTGATGCCGTACGCCTATTCGATCGCCAGCGGCGCGCTGCCTGGCGGCGTCACCCTCAACCCGAGCACCGGCGAGCTCGAGGGTTCGTTCACCACCGCCGGCGCGTTCAACTGGACCGTGCGCGTCACCGATTCGCTGGGCGCCACGGTGACCCCGCTGGCTGACAGCGTGACCGTGGGCGCGGCGGTGCAGATGGTCACCAACCTGCGCCATTACAGCGGCCCGATCGAGGCGATGACGGTGGGGCCGGCCAACATCCCGTGGGCGGCGGGGGTGGTCATCGACGTGGTCGGCCTGGCGCCGGACGGCGTGCACCTCATCGGCGCCGATGCGGATTCGGCCGCGACGAATCGCGTGCAGTTCCTCAAGTTCGACGGCACCAGCTGGGTCGCCACGGCGACGCCGGCGGTGCTGCCGGGGTTCGGACCTACCGCGATCGACTGGCACCCGAGCGGCGACTACGTCGCGCTCGGAATCAACGCCGGCACCACCAACCGCGTGTTCGTGTACCGCCGCGACGGCGACACCTACACCAAGGTCGCGCAGCCGGCGACGATCCAGTCCTCGCAATCGGTCAAGGTGAAGTGGTCGCCGGACGGCACCAAGCTCGCGTGCAGCAACAGCAACAGCGGCGATAACGTGTGGGTGTATCCGTTCGATGCCGCGACCGGCGTGCTGGGCAACGGCAAGGGCGGCGCCGGCCTGAGCGATCAAACCGCCACGCTGGCGTGGCTGCCGGAGCAGTCGCGTTACCTGGTGCGCGGCAACATCCAAAGCCTCAGCCTGGTCGACACGGAGGGCGGCGCCTCGCTGGTGACGGTCGACTCGGTCACGCTGCCGGCCAATTACTCGGACGCGAGCACTGGCGGCGCCTTCATCGACGACCACACGCTGGTGACGGTCGGCGCGGCGCTTAGCACCAACGGCCCGGTCGGGCTGTGGTCGATCAACCCGGCGGACGGCGCCAACGCCATCACCTTCATCGGCTACCCGACCGACAAGACCACCATCGCCGCCGGCGCCGGCGTGTCGCTGAGCAAGGACCGCCGGTTCCTGGCCATCGCGCGCAATATCAGCACCCAGGCCACCCCGTATTGCTACGAGGCCGACAACGGCGCCATCGCGCAGTCGACCGTGCTGCCGAGCGGCGCCACCGGCACGATTCAGTCGGTAAGCTGGCGAGGGGGGTTCTAATGGCGCAGACCACGGTGTTTGCCTACACGCTCAACCAGGTCGGCAAGATCGGCGCCTGGTCGCGTTACTTTTTTCCGTTCAACGTCGACAGCTTCGCGCAAAAGGGCAACAGCCTGTTCGTGCGCGACGGCGACAGCGTGTTCGAGATCACCAGCGAAGCGGGCACGGTCGACTTCGCGGGCGACCCGGACGAGACGCCGTTCGATGGCATCATCCATTGGCCTTTCCTCGATTTCGGATCGCCGGGCCGCGACACCATGCTCGAGGGATTCGACATCATCGGGTTCGGCCAGGCGACCATCTCGGTCGGCTGGGAGCAAAAGCAAATCGACAACCCGGCGTTCTACACGACGCCGTGGCTGATGCCCGAGGACACCCTCACCGGCGATATGATTCCCATGCCGGTGATGGCGCCCACGTTGTCGCTGCGCCTGGTCTACCAGGGCGGCCAGGATTGGGGATTCACCGCGCTCAACGTCTACACCAGCTGAGGGGGCGATGGTTAAGCACAAGCTCGAGATGCCTGCGAACGCCTGCACCTGCTCGCTAATGGTGCTCGAGTACCTGTGCAAGCGCATGCGCGCCGACGAGGTCGAGCAGTACGAGGCGCTCACCGGCAAGGTGTTCGACCCCGACGCGGCCGCGGTCGAGCTGTTCCGCAGCGGCCAGATCCGCTACGCGCTGCACGACGGCAAGGGCACGCCGATCATCGCCGGCGGCTACGACCCGCTCATTCCGGGCGTGTGGCAGAGCTGGATGGTCGGCACCGAGGACGGGTGGGCGAAGCATTGGCGCGACATCCACCGCGCGACCAGCTGGATGATCCAGCAAATGATGGACAACGGCGCCCGTCGATTGCAGACGATGGCGCTGGCCAAGCGCACCGCGGCGTGCGCCTGGTACGAAAAGCTCGGCATGCGGTTCGCCGGCATCGACGCCGAATTCGCCACCACGGGTGAGGACGTGGCGCGCTTCGAGATCACCAGCAAAATGTGGGAGGCGCGCCGAGATGGGCAGCGGATCTAACGACGCACAAAAGGCACAAGAGCGCCAGGAGAAAGAGCGCCAGGACGCGATTCGCCGCGGCACGGCCGCGGTGAATCAGGCCTACGACAACCCGCAGCGCGAAAAGGACATCGGCGATTTCCTCGCCGCCAACCGGCAGCTGTATTTCGACGAGCTCAACAAGCAGAACGTCGAGAATACGCGCGGGCTCAAGTTCGCCCTGGCGCGCAACGGCCAGCTCGGTGGCAGCGTGCAGGTCGACGCCGGCCGCCGCGCCGGCGAGGCCTACCAATCCGGCGTGCTCACCGCCGAGCGTGCCGCCGCCGAGGCGGCCAACAACCTGCGCGCGGCCGACGAGGACAACCGCCGGTCGCTGCTGGCGATGGTGCAGTCCGGCCTCGATGCGACCACCGCCGGCGCCCGCGCCAATGCCGGCCTGCGCACCAGCCTCGAGGGCGCGCGCGCCGGCATGAAGGTCGACGCGCTCGGCGACGTGTTCGGCGGGTTCGCCGACCTGTACAAACGCAGCCGCGAAAGCGCGGCCGAACGGCGTGCGCGCAGCGATGCGCAGGCGCTCTACAACACCGGGCCGATCTACGGCACGGTCGGCGCGAGGGGTTAAGCGATGGGCACCGAGATCGCATGGGTTCCGCTGGTCGCCGCGGCCGTCGCCGGCGCCGGCACCTACTACAACAACCGCAAGGTGGCCAACGAGCAGGACGACCTGCTCGCCGCGCAGATCATGCGCAAGGGCACCAAGCAAAAGGAGGCCGACGCGCTGGTCAACCAGGCGATCGGCGACGTCGCCAGCTCGACCGGCGAGGGCGAGCGCGGCAGCGCGCTGGCCGGCTACCTCGCGCAGCTGCGCCAGGCCGGCACCGGAACCGGCCAGCTGCTCGGCATGCCGCTGGGCAGCGAGGAATTCCGCGAGGCCGCCAACGACGCGGCGATCGGCGTGCGCCAGTTCGGCGAAGGCCGTGCCGGGCTGCTGTCGCGCCTCGATGCGCCTATCCTGCAACGCGAGCGCGAGGCCAAACAGCGCGGCCGCACCGCCGACAAAATCGACCTCATCAAGCGCGAGGACGCGGGCGACGACGCGACCACCGCGATCAAGCTCAAGGGCGTGCGCGCCAACCCGTGGGTCGAGGCGCTGGCCGCGGCTGCCGGCGGCTACGCCAGCACGGCCGGCACCGGCACCGGTGGCACCGGCACCACCAGCACGGCCACGCGCAACGGCATCAACGGCGGTACGACGTATGGCCGCTCGAACCTGTACGGCGGCGGGGTGATGAGCTGATGGACATTGCAAGCCTGATGGGCGCGGGTGCCGGCGGCGGCTGGGCCAAGGTCGGCCAGGCGCTCGGCGGGATCGGCGGCGCCGGCGAGGAAAAGGCCTACGACGCGGCGCTCGCGCGCCAGCACGACCTCGAGCGCAAGCTGGCCGAGGCTCGCATCAAGCGCGACGAGGCGCTGCAACGCGAGCAGCTGACCGGCAACCTCGAGGGCCTGGTCAAGGATCCGGCGACCGCGCAGGCGCTGAGCTCGGTCATGCGCGCCGGGTTCGGCAATTTCGACCAGGCGACCCAGGGCGCCGGCAACCTCATCGAGAACGATGCCCGCCGCGGCGCGCTCGATGCGGCCATGCGCGGCGACACCGACACCGCCAACCGGCTCATCTCGGTCGGCAAGGGCGAGCCGCTCAAGGTGCGCGACATCGAGGCCGGGCAGGAATACAGCCCCTACCTGGCCAACGGCATCCCCACCACGGTCACCCCGGTCGGCCAGGCCGAGATCGCCCGCGACCTCGCCGCGGGTGCGGCCAGCCGTGCCAGCGCGGCGCGCTCGACCGCGGCGATCGACAACGACGCCGCGCGCGTCGACGTGCTGGTCAACAAGGAAGCCGAGCGCCTTATCAAGCTCATCGAGAAAGAGAACAAGACCACCCTCGACCAGGCCCAGCGCAGCGCGATCTACAACGCCGTTCGCAACGGCGACGACCTCAACCTCGAGTTCCCGCCGAGCGCCAAGCCGGCGACGCAATCCGGGCCGTCGATCGCCGACGCTATGCTCGGGCAGTCCGGCGGCAATGCGAACGCATCGTCGACGCCGGCGCCGAACCGCAACGCTAGCGGCATCTCGCCGATCGCCACCCGCGTGCCAGGCGCGCGTCGCGATCCGTACCGGCCCAAGACGCCGCGCGGCGCCGACTTCCAAGCCGCGCAGGCGGCGATCGAGGCGGGCAAGAGCTACGACGCCGTCGTCAAGCGCATGGTCGAGGCCGGCTATCCTGACGCCGCCACGATCCTCAAAAGGAAGCGCTAAGCCATGCCTGTCGCGTTCGACGACCTGCCCGACGAGGACCTGGCCAGCGGCGGCCTGGCGTTCGACGATCTCCCCGACGAGCGGCCCAAGCGCCGCGTCGTCGATATGACCGCGAACCCGAACCGCCCGCTCGCCGACGACGAGGTCCCCGACTACAGCGGCACGTTCAAGCGCGACGTGCCGCTGCTCGAGCGTGCGATGCGCGGCTATGCGATCGGCGGCGAGCGGTTCAATCAGCTGGCCAACTTCCTCGGCGGCGGCGCCGGCGCGGCGCTCGAGGCGATCCCGGGTGTGCAGTCGGTGCTCGAGTCGGTCACCGGCAACCGCACCGCGATCACCGATACCGCGTTCGCCGGCGTCGACGCGGCCGAGCGCCAGCTGCAACTGCTGCAACCGCAGGCTTCCGAGAACCGCAGCCTGGCCGGCAACGTGGTCGAGGCCGGCGCCGCGGCCGTGCCGGACCTGGCCGCCGCGATTCTCACCGGCGGCGAGTCGCTGGGCGCTCAGACCGCGATCGCACCGGTGCGCACCACCGCCCGCGCCGCGATCCAGCGCGAGCTCGAGCAGGCCGCGGCCACCTCGGCCCGCGCCTCGGTGCTGCCGGGTGCGACCCGCGGCGTCGAGCTCGGCCAGGACGTGATCGCCGCCGGCGGCACCCCGCTCGAGGCCGGCATCGCCGGCACCCAGGGCGCGGCCGCCACCGCGCTCACCAACATCATCCCGGCCAGCGCCAGCGGCAACGCGCTGGTGCGCGCCGGCCAGGGCGCCGTGGCCAACCCGGTCGCCGACGCGATCCAGACCCAGCTTGAGAACGCCGCGCTGCCCGACCGCCTCGGCCTCGACCAGGAAACCACGCCCGAGGACCTCATCGTCTCGGCGCTCATCGGCGGCCCGCTGGCGGTGGGCCTGGGCGAGCGCGGCCCCGACCGCATCAACGACCCGGTCGCGATGCGCGAGTTCGCGCCGCCGCCGGCGCCGGCCGAACCGGCGGCCAACCCGCTGGCCAGCGCCATCGCCGCGGCCATGAGCGGCCAGGCGGTCGACCCGGCCGGACTGGCCACGGCCGCACCGCCGGCGCCCGCCGTGGCGCCTGTGGCGCCGCCTGCTGCGCCTGCGCCGCGTTCGGCGACCGAGGCCGCGGCCATCATCGACCGCCGCCTCGAGGCGCTGCGCGAGGCCGCCGCGGGCGCCAACGAGGACCGCGTGCGCGAGCTGCGCGCCGAGCAGGACGAGCTCGAGGCGCTGGTGCGCGAGCAGGACCAGCTCGACGCCGCCAGCGTCATGCGCGGCGCCGACACCCGCCTCGCCCCGGACGAGCGCGCCCGCGCCGACCAGCGCCGCCTCGAGGTGCGCGCCGAGCTCGAGCGCCTGCGTGGTGCGCGCGACGCCGCCGGCGAGCTGGCCAAGCTCGAGCGCACCCTGGCGCGCAGCCCGGACGACGCCGACCTGGTGCGCGTGGCCGATTCGATCGAGCCGGCGCGTTCGCCTCAGTCCACGCCCGCGCAGCCCGCGCCGGCGCCGCCCCGGAGCGATGAACGTGTCGAAGCAGAAAACCAAGAAAGGCCCGAGCCGCAAGGCACCGAAGCAACGCAAGAACCCGCGCCCGCCGCTGCCGTTCCAGCCGCACCGAGCGCGCTGACGCCGCGCCGGCCCAAGGCCGCGCGCCCGATCGAGCCGGGCACCACCCGCGAGCAGCTGGTCGAGGAGTGGCGCGCCGCGCGCACGCCGGACGAAAAGGCCCAGGCCGCTGCGCGCATCGCCGAGTTTTCCGCCGCCGAGTCGGGCGGCGAACCTTCGCCCGCCAGCCGGGCGCAGCCGCGCGCCGGCGTCTCCCGCCGTGGGGATGCTGACGCCGAGGTGCGCGCTGCGCTCGGCCCGGCGGCCGAGGGCGTCACCATCGTCGCCAGTAAGGCCGACCTGCCCGCCGACGTGGCCAGCCGCTACGGCCTCAACGAGCGCACCAACGACAACGTGGAGGGGTTCTACGACCCCAACACCGGCATCGCCTACGTCATCGAGTCCGACCTCGACACCTCGAGCATGACGCCGGAGCGGCGCAAGGTATGGGTCGCCGCGCATGAGCGCGCCGGCCACGCCGGACTGCGCGGCATGTTCGCCGAGGAGAGTGGTGGCGCGGCCGAGATGCAGCGCATGCTCGCCCGCGCCGAGCAGAACGACACCATCGCCGCGTTCGCCGAGGAGATGCGCCGGCAGCGCCCCGGGGACGCCCGCTTTGCCGTCGAGGAGGCGCTCAGTGAGCTGGCCGCCGCGGCGCGCACCGGCGATTACGACCACCTGCGCGAGCGCTACGGCATCGAGATCCCGCAGGCGCAGCGCGCCACGCTGCGCGGCTACATCGACCGCCTGGTGCAGGCGATCCGGCGCGCGTTCGGCTGGGACAAGGCCGACGTGCCGGATGCGGAGATCTACCGCCTTATCGAGGACGCCAACCGCTACGTGCGCGCGAACCCGCAGGCGCGCGGCACCAGCGCGGCCGCGCGCCGGGCGCCGGCCAGCCGCGCCCGCGACGACGAGTTCGACCTCGAGCTCGACGACGATTTCGGCGGGTTCGAGAACAACGCCAGCGGCGAAAGCGCGGCCAGCCTCGAGGCCATCGGCCGCATTCGCGAGGAGCGCGACCTTGGCCGCGTGCGCATGCTCATCGACCGCGACGGCACGGTGCGCCCGATCGTTGGCGTCGACGCCGTCGACACCTTCGCGCGCCCGGGTCAGATCATCGTGCAGCGCAACCTCGGCGGCGATGAGTGGACCGCGATCTCGACCGACCCGGCGATGTCGCGCGACCTGGTCGCTGGCAAGATCAACGCCGCGCGCAGCAAGCTCGCCGACGCGCTCGAGGACGAGGACGTCATCGCCTCGCGCGGGCGCTCGATGCGCATTGCGGACCTGCCGCGCGATATGCGCGAGGACCTGTTCAACAACTACGCCATGTTCACCGACCCGGACGCGCGGCAACGTGCGTTCGAGATGAAGCGCCTGCCGGGCGGCATGCTGCGGCTGGACGGCGTCAAGGTCGCCCGCATCCCCGACAGCCAGCTCGAGGACTACATCGCGGCCGGTGCCGACAACCTGCCGCCGGTGCTCATCGCCGACAACCGCCTCATCGACGGCCAGCACCGCATCGCCGCGGCGCGCAAGCAAGGCGTCACCGAGCTGCCCTACCTCGACGCCACCGGCGTGCACGACACCGAGGAGGCCGGCTATATTTCCGACCTGCCGGACGGCGCGACCGGCGAACGCCCGATCGCGTCGCGACGTCGCAAGGGAGAGGGTGACGATGGCCAGGCCGATCAACCCGAAGGTCGCCGCGGTGCTCGCCGCGCAGCGGATCGCCAACCCGGTGCTCGCGGCCAAGACCGCGCGCCTGGTGGCGCAGATGACCGCCCCGTCGATCAAACCGAAACTCCCGCGTTCCGGCGGTGGTTCGGCGAGTCCAAGGTAGTCGACGACGACGGCAACCCGTTGCAGGTCTACCACGGCACCGCGTTCGACTTCGATACGTTCGAGGGCTACGAGATCGTCGGCTGGTTCAGCGAGGACCCTGAGCTCACGCAGCGCCACGCCGAAAGCCATGAGCCGGACGTCGACGAGGACGACCCGGAATTCAGCACCACCGGCGCGATGCGCTCGGTGCCGGCGTACCTGTCGGTGCAGAAGCCGGTCGAGATCGAGGGCGTCGATATGAATGACGCGCTGGACGTCGACGCGGTGAGCGCGGCGCTGTCGGGTGCCGGCGTCGAGATCACGCCGGAGCTCGAGAAGCACCTGCGCGCCAACGAAGGTGAGCCGGTGTGGTTCGCGATCAACCGCGCCGAGTTCGAGGGGGCTGTCGCCAAGCAAGGGTTCGACGGCATCCACGTCAACGAGGATGGCGTCGCCACCTGGGGCGTGTTTAAGGCCAATCAGATCAAGTCCTCCATCGCCAACAACGGCGAGTTCGATCCAGACAGCGACAGCATCATCGCCAGCCGTCGCCGCAGCGAGGACGACAGCGCGATCGACACGTCGCCGGGCGGGCCGCGCGATTTCAAGGTCGGCAACACGACGATCGAATACGGCATCGGGCGCGACGGCACGGCCGAGGTGATCCTGGTGCGCACGCCGCCGGCCAATCGCCGCCAGGGCAGTGCGCGCGAGGCCATGCGCCAGTTCCTCGAGCAGACCGATGCGGCCGGCCTCGAGGTGCGCCTCACCGCGTCGCCGATGGGAAAGGGTGGCGCCGGCAAGGCGGCGCTCGAGCGGTTCTACCGCGACCTCGGGTTCAAGCCAAACAAAGGCCGCGCGCGCGACTTCGCCACGCGCCACACGCTGATTCGTAAGCCGCAGGCCGGCGAGCCGATCGCCAGCCGCCGCACGCCGGCGCAGGCGCGCGCCGAACGCCAGCAGCGCCTGGGCGTGCTGGCCAATGCCGGCATGCCGCAGGGCACGCCGGTGCAGGCCACGCCGGGCGGCCGCTTCGAGGGCCTGCGCGAGTCGGTCGACCGCCTGCGCGGCAAGCTACAGGACAGCATGCTGCCGGTGCGTCGCGCGCAGGAGCGCGCGGCCGCGGCCAAGGGCGGCCTGGTCAACAAGCCGGGCGTGAGCACCTGGTCGCTGGACGACACGCTCAACGCCTACCGGCTCGAGAACCTCATGCACGGCCGCGCCAAGGACCGCGCCGAAACCGCCGACCTCGAGCTCATCAAGCCGATGCAGAACGCGCTGCGCCGCACCGGCCGCACGCTCGAGCAGCTCAGCGATTACGTCTATGCGCTGCACGCGCCCGAGCGCAATGCGCAGGTGGCCAAGGTCAACAAGGCGATGCCGGACGCGGGCAGCGGCATCACCACCAAGATGGCGCAGGACATCCTCGCCGGCACCGAGCCGGGACCGTACAGCGGGAAAAAGCTCACGCCCGAGGACATCCGCATCCTCGAGGGGATCTACCAGCGCAACATCGTGCCGATGCGTGATCGCACCCTCGATTACATGGTCGAGGGCCAGCAGATCCCGCCGGCGCTGGCGCAGCAGCTGCGCCAGGTGTATCCGAACTACGTGCCGATGCGCGGCAAGGAATCCGAGTTCGAGGGTTTCGCCGGTGGCACCGGCAAGGGCCTCAGCGGCAAGCGCTCGCCGATCAAGCGCGCGCTCGGCCGCGGCGTCGACAACATCCCGGTCAACGTGATCGGCGAGCTGGTCGGCGATTTGCAGCGCTCGATCGTCGCCGCGGAAAAGGCGCGGGTTAACCAGGCGTTCCTCAAGTTCGCGCTCGAGAACCCGATGGATGACCTGTTCAAGGTCGAGCCGGTCGATCTCGAGTGGAAATACAGCGACGCCACCGGCGAGGCGTACCTCGGCGTGCGCAGCCGCGGCGAGGACGTCGACCGGGTGATGACCGTTATGCACAACGGCGAGCCGGTCAACATCCGGTTCGAGGATCCCGAGCTGCGCGACGCGGTGCTCAACATGGGAGCCGAGGATTTCCGCACCTTCACCAAGATCGTCGGCGTGGTGAACCGCTGGCGCTCGGCCGTGCTCACCCGCTTCAACCCGGCGTTCCCGGCGGTCAACATCCTGCGCGACCTCAATTTCGGCCTGTCCGCCATCGCTGCGGAAAAGGGCGTCGGCTCGGCGTTCAAGAGCGCGGGCACCTATCCGGCCGCGCTGCGCGCGCTGTGGCGCGACCAGGCGCAGCGCCGCGGCGACAGCAGCGTGCCCAACGCGCGCAAGAGCTGGGACGATTGGGCGCGCGAATACGCCGAGGGTGGCGCCAAGACCGGCCTCACCGTGGTCGACGATCCGGCCGACTTGCAGCGCCGCCTCAGCGACGCCAGCGTGGGCCTCATGCGCCTGGCCGCACAGGGCCGGCCGTGGAGCCTGGCGAAAGAGTCGGTGGTGCGCACGGTCAAGCCGATCGCCGAGACGATCGAGCGCGTCAACGACGCGACCGAGAACGCGCTGCGCCTGGCGATCTACCGCGACCAGCGCCTCAAGGGCGAAAGCCAGGAAAAGGCCGCCGAATACGCCAAGAACGTGACCATCAATTTCAACCGCAAGGGCACGCTCGGCCCGGCGTTGAATGCGCTGTACCTGTTCTACAACGCCAGTGTGCAGGGCACGCATGCGGTGCAGCGCGTGCTGCGCCGCCCGGGCGTGCAGGCGTACCTCGCCGGCCTGCTCGGGCTCCAGGCGATGCTGGCGCAGCAGATGATGGAGGAGGACGAGGACCTCGACGGCGTCACCGCCTGGGACACCGTGCCGGACTACGTCAAGCGCACCAGCCTGGTGATTCCGCTGGGCAGCATGACCGGCAACCAGCGCGACTATTTCGCGCTGCCGATGCCCTACGGGTTCAACCTGGCGCCGTACCTCGGCGGCCGCGGCATGCAACATTACCGGTTCGGCAAGCGCCCGACCGACAGCAGCCTGGCCAGCGATATGGCCAAGAGCGCCACCGAGGCGTTCAGCCCGTTGCCGCTCGGCGAGGGCTACGGCGCCATGTTCGGCGACACCCTCGGGTTCGCGATGCAGCTGGCCAGCAACCGCGACGACCTGGGCCGCCAGATCGCGACCGAGAACCCTTACGCCGACTACGCCGAGCCGCGCGCGCTCACCGGCCGCGTCGACACGCCGCGCGTGTATCAGTCGGCCGCGCAGCTGCTGGCCAAGGCCGGCGGCGGTGACCTCGACGAGCGCATTGCGCCGGTCGGCTACCTCGACGTCGCGCCCGAACAGATCGAGGCGACGGTGGGCTACGCGCTCGGCGGCATCGGCAACCTCGGCAACAAGTCACAACGCTGGTGGGAGCAGCTCGACGCCGGCAATTTCGAGGGCACGATGGACATGGTGAGCCAGGCGCCGATCGCCAGCCGCCTGGTCGGCCGCGGCAGCCCGGAGCGCACCATCGCCGAGCGCTACTACGGCGAGCGCGGCGAGCTGGCGCGCAAGCTCGACGTGCTACAGGACCGCATCGCCCGCGGCGAGGATCCCGACCAGGTGCTCGCCAGTGCGGCCGAGCGCGACCCGACCCTCGGCGGCCTCAGTGCCGCGCGCCGCAAGCGCCCGGGCAAGAACGGCGGCGAGGCCGGCGACGTCAAGCGCACCGCCGGCGGCGGCGCCCAGGTCGACACCGAGGAGGGCTATACCCCCTCGGTGCTCAAGAGCACCGAGAAAGCGGTCAAGGCGGTCAACAAGGCGATCAAGTCGGTGCGCAACCCGGACGCGACCAACGCCGAGGTGGTCGCCGCGCTCGAGGGCTTGGCCGAGGAGCGGATCGAAACCGTGCTCGGCCTGCCCGACGACTACGACGGCGAGGCCAAGGCGCCCAACCGCGTGCGCCAGCGTGCGCTCAAGGCGTTGCAGAAGATCCGCGCGCGCGAGCAGCAGCGCCTGCTCAAGTCGGTGCAGCTCGAGCGCCGCGTGCGCCAGGGGCGCGACCAGGCGCGCGAGGGTGGGCGGTAATGGCCGGCCGCCAGCGCGTCGCGCGCTACCAGCAAAACGGGTTTGTCACCGTCGACCCGGACGCCACCCGCGGCGCCACGATCGGCGAGTCGCTGTTCGACACCGATGGCAGCGTGGTGAGCTGGTCGACGATCCTGGCCAGGGTCGGCGCGGTCGCCCCGGATGACGGCGGCGCGCCGGCGACGGAGGTGTATTGGCGGGTGATCCGCGAGGTTCCGGCCAACGTCGTGGCGCTGGCCAACACCAGCACGACCGGCCTGTACGTCGTCACCGACGCCAACGGCGGCAGCACCACGCGCGAGATCGAGGTCGCGGCCGGCGAGCTCACCGTGGCCAACGGCGACGGCGTCGCCGACAACCCCACGCTCGGCCTGGCCGACGTCACCGACAGCGGCGCCGGCGAGATCCTCGGCCTCGAGCGCGACGACAAGGGGCGCGTGAGCGGTACGCGCGCGGTCACCACCGACGACCTCACCGAGGGCGTGGCCAACCTGTGGTTCACCGGCGAGCGCGCGCAGGACGCGGTCGGCACGATCCTGGCCGACACCGTCACCATCGAGTTCACCTACGACGACGCCGGCAACCTCATCACCGCCGACCTGTCCGGCCTGGTGCTGGCCAGCCTCGCCGCCGCCGACAGTGCGCTGCAACCCGGCGACAACGTGAGCGAGCTGGCCAACGATGCCGGTTACCTCGAGGACGCGCCCAGCGACGGCAAGATCTACGGCCGCAAGGATGGCGCGTGGGAGGAGGTCGCCAGCGCGCCGAGCGGCACCTGGGAGCTGGCCGACCTCACCAACCCGCCGGAGGTGTGGTTCGATGCCGACGTCGACGCGGCGCTGGTGACCACCGCCAATGCCGGCAGCAACGTCGTCACGGCGATGGTGTCGCAGTTCAATGCCGGCACCTACTCCGGCACGCCGGGCGGCACGGGCCTCATCTGGCAGCGCGTCAATCCGAAGTTCAGCGGCCGCGGTTCGGTGTATTTCCCGGGCACCACCAACAACCGCCTCACCGTCACCGGCGGCACCGCGCTCGGCCAGAACGTCGCCGGCCTCACCCTCATCATCCTGTGCGCATTCCGCAACGACAGCGTGACCTTGGCCAACGCTGGCGCCGGGATTATCTACGTCGGCACGCCCACGCCGGACAGCTCGCGCGCGGCGCTGCTCAAGTCCTCGAGCGTCAACAACATGGCGCGCGCCACCGGGCGCAAGGCCGACGCCGATGCCGCGGACGGCAACGATTTCGGCGGCAACGCCGGCACGATGCCGGTGCTGTACATCGTCGAGTTCGACTATGCTGGCGCGGCCAAGCGGGCGTGGGAAAACGGCGAGCAAACGCTCAACGACACCGCGTTCCAAACGCCAGGCACCAGCGCCAACACGGCCAGCGACCTGGTTTGTTTCGGCTCGGCGAGCACGGGGTTTTGGGGGGAGTTCGAGATGCAGTGCGGCGGGATTGCGCAGCGCGTGTATGCGACCGGCGATCGGCAAAAGATCGAGGGCCGGATCATGCACGACAACGGCATTGCGCACCTGCTGCCGGTGGGGCACCCGTACCGGGACGCGCCACCGTGACGTCACCGGGAGGATGTCAGCATGGATCGCTACAGGGGGCCGCACCCAAGGCCAAGGACTATGACCACCAGGATCGAGCAACGAATCATGGCAGAAGCCGCTGAGGTAACCGAATCCCCCGCAGGCGTCGCGCTGCACCTTGTCCGGGTCGAGGGCAAGATGGAGACGATGCGGGTGACCAACGAGAACCTCGCCGCCGCGGTCAGTGGATTGGCCAACGAGGTGCGCCTGCTCAATACCGCCGCCAACCGGGCCGAGGCCACCGACGCCTCGGTCAAACGCCTGTGGACCGAGATCGCCGCGCGCGATGAAAAGTGGGACAAGCGCCTCGCCTCGATGGACAGCGCGCACGGCAGCACCCGCGACGCGGTCAACCGGATCCAGTGGATGATCGCCGGCGCCGGCCTGCTCGGTGCGATCGTCGTGAGCTTGATGACCTGGGTGGGCAACCGCGAGCTCACCAAGGCCGACCAAAACGCCACCGAGCTGCGCGGCACCAGCCAGCGCCTCGACGAGCGCCTGGACCGTATCGAGATCCACCTGGCCGGCGACAAAGACCGGCCTTACCGGAGGTGAGCGTGGACCGCTTCAACGAGTTCATCGACCGCGTGCTCGAGGATGAGGGTGGGTTCACCAACAACCCCAAGGATCCGGGCAACTGGACCGGCGGCCGCGTCGGCAACGGCAAGCTGCTCGGCACCAAGTTCGGCATTGCCGCCAACACCTACCCCAACGTCGACATCCCCAACCTCACTCGCGAGCAGGCGAAGGCGATCTACCGCCGCGATTGGTGGGACAAGCTGCGCCTCGACCGCATGCCGCCGATGGTCGCGGCGATGCTGCTGAGCGTGGCGATCAACACCGGCATCGGCCGCGCCTCGCGCTGGCTACAGGCCGCGGTCGGCGCCAAGGTCGACGGCCAGGTGGGACCGGCCACGATCGGCGCGGTGCAGGCGACGGACCCCAACGACATCGGGTTCCTGTTCCTGGCCGAGTACCTGGATTTCCTCAACGACCTGACCACCTGGCAAACGTTCGGCCGCGGCTGGGCGCAGCGTGTGGTCGGCCTGCTGCGCGACGCCGCCAAGGACAACTGACCATGCGCCTGCCCGAGATCCTCGAGACGATGGCCGCGTTCCTAGTGGTCGCGTTCGTGCTGCTGTTCGCGTGGGTGACGATCGCGCCCTACTTCATCATCGTGCCGATCGAGTCGCAGCAGCTCATCGTGCAGCAGATCACCACGATTCAGAACGTGATGCTGGCGGTGGTGGCGTTCTTTTTCGGCCAGTCGAGCGGCAACCTGAAAAAGGACGCGACCATTTCCAACCTGGTCAAAAACCCGCCGCCGCCGGCGCCGGCGCCGCTCGAGATCAAGCCGGGCGACAGCGTCAAGATCACCACCGCCACCGAGATCACCGGAGAACCGCCGCAATGAACCCAGGTGTGACCCTTGCGCTCAAGCTGCTCGGCCTGGTGCTCGCCGGGTTCCTGGTGGTGGTGGGCCTCAACAAGCTGTGGCATTGGCCATACGACCGCGGCGTGGCCGACGAGCGCGCCCGCATCGAGGCCGAGCAGCGCCGGCTCGACAACGCCGCGCGCCGCGACGAGCAGGCCAGCACGGTGGCCAGCGAGGCCACCGCCGACACGTTCCGCCAGGACGGTGCCGCCGCGGCCGCCCAGGTGGCCACCGACACCAAGAGCTCAATCGAGAGAATCGAGTATGTCTACGTCACCACGCCCGCCGCGGCGAGTTCGTGCAGCGCTGACGGCCGTCCTGCCCCTATTCCTGCTGGCGTGCTCAGCGAGCTCGACGAAGCCGTCAAAGCCATCGGTCGACCCGCTCCCGCCTCGGGTTGATTGCGAGCAGCCCAAGGCCGCCGAGCCGGGCCTGGTGCCGCGCACCAACGATCAGGTGCAATGGACGACCTGGGCGCGCAGCGTGCTCGGCCTGTGGAAGCAGGACCGCACCTACCGCGACACCGAACAGGCGTGCATCGCCGACTTGAAACGAAAGGGTGTGATCCGGTAGCGTTGCCCGCCTGCGCGGTCGGTGGATGATGACCGAACCGACAGCCTCATCACCTGGCGGGCCGCCGCGTTCCGAAAAGAGAAAGGCCCCGGGCTCAACACCCGGGGCCTTTCAGTGTCCGCCGGTAGCGAGTCGGCGTTACTTCGCGTCGCGCTGCTCGCGCGGATCCTTCACCTTGGTGAAAGGGTATTTGGTCGGGTTCGGCTTGATGAAGCGGCCGAAGTGGCTGCCGATCGACTCGGCGCTGGCCAGCGCGTTGAACGTCTCGGTGTCGACGTTGCTGTAGTGGTAGGTCGAGCCGGGTTTGCCGCCCCAGCCCTTGAATTCCACGGCCAGCGTCTTGCTGGCGGCGTCGTGGCCGAGCGCTGCAATCTGGCTCGACTGCACCGGGGTCATCGTGATCGACTTGCTCATGGTCTGCTCCGTTGGATGAGAGAAAGTGCAGGGTCACAAGCAGCGGAATCGTCTCGACCTTGTCGCCGAGCCACCCGGCCCGAGGACGCCGTCGCGTCGCCGCTATCGCTGCCACGTCGCGATCCTGCCACCGCGCCGCGCATACTCGCGTGTATGACCGCCTGCCCCTGCTGCCGGCCCATGCGTCGATGGCTTCAACGGGCTGGAATTCCGGCATTGCCCGGCCGTCTCGGTGGCCAGCCGCACTACCCCGCAAAGGTGTCGCACCGCTTCCGTGTCGCCGGGAGGACCCCGCTGTTTATCGTGCGGGAGACGATCGGGCGCAGCGGTGCGACGTGAGCGGTTATTCGATCTCGAGCGAGCCCTGGCCGTCGTCGACGGTGTCCTTGGGCTCGAACGGGCCGACCGGGCGGACGCCCTGGCGGCCGAGCTCGATGAGTTCGTCGTCGGTCGCGCGGCGCGTCTCGACCTTCCCCTCGAGCGCGAACGCCTCGGCCTGGCGCGTGCTGTGGTGGCGCACGTAGGCGAGCGGCTTGCCGTCGACGAGGGTGACGTAGGTGCTGAGCTTGGCCTGGCGCTCGGTGCGCGCCGGCGTGGTGGGTTCGGTCATGGTGGTGGCCTCGAGGTGGAAAGGGGACTGCGGCCGCAGTGTACAAAGCGCGGCCAGTGTACGCAACAACTTCACAGCAGCGCCGCCGTCGCGCCGGGCAGCGTTTCGATCCATTCGCCGGGCCGCGTGTAAATGAGGCGGTCGGCCTTGATGCAGTTCAAGCGCGCCGGGATCACCTGCAAATTGTCGTAGCGGTGCAGGCCGCCGCGCTCGAGCGGGATCATGTGATCGACGGCCCAGCGATAGCCCGTCATCGCCTGGCGGCGGTGGCACGCGTCGACCGCCTCGGCCAGGACGAAACGGTCGAATTCGCCGAAGTCGACCGCCGCGCCCTTGGCCAGCTGGCGCTTGCGCCGCGCCCAGCCCGACGACAGGTTGTGCGTCGGGCGGGCGCCGTCGAGCGCGAAGGCGAACAGGTCGCCGGCGGCTTTCCTAGAACGGGATGTCATCGTCGGCGAAGTCATCGTTAAAGCTGCTCGAGCGCGCCGGCGGCGCCTCGCGCCGCGGTGCCGATTCGCCGTGCGACGGCGGGCGACCGGGGCGACGGCCGGAATCCTCGCCGCGGTCGCCGCGGCCGCCGAGCATCTGCATTTCGTCGGCGATGATGTCGGTGCTGTAGCGTTCGACCCCGTCCTGGCCGGTGTATTTGTCGTACCGGATCGACCCCTCGACGTACACCTGCGAGCCCTTGCGCAGGTACTCGCCGGCGATCTCGCCGAGCTTTCCGAAGAACGTGACGCGGTGCCATTCGGTTCGTTCGTGGGTGTTGCCGTCGCGGTCCTTGCGCACCGAGGTGGTGGCCAGGCGCACCTTGGTCACGGCCATGCCACCCTGGGTGAATTTCGTCTCGGGGTCATCGCCGAGATTGCCGACCAGGATGACCTTGTTGATGCCACGGGCCATTAGATTTTCCTCGCGCTGAGTCCGACGTCATTGTGCACGGCCACGCCGGCGATGCTGGTGCGATCCTTCATCGCCTTCACCACGCCGTTGATCGCGGTGGTGTTGGCCTCGAGGTAGGCCAGGTAACTGTCATCGCCGGCGGCCAGGCGCTTGGCGGCCTCGGTCACCAGCGCGGCCAGGTCGATCGACCTCACTTTCCAGTTCGCGCGGGTGTTGACGCCGGTGAGCTTGGCGGCGCGCTCCACGTGCGTGGTCGGCGCGAATTCGAGATCCTCGGCGGCGGTCTGTGCGGCGACCGCGGCCTCGGTGTCGCCGGCGGCCTCGGCGGCCGCCTGCTGCGCGCGCAGGTCCTCGAGGCGCTGCCGTTCGGCGGCCTCGGCCTCGGCCCGCTCGCGCTGCACACGCTCGGCCTCGCGCGCCATGAACGCGCGGATGCCCTTGTCGAGCACGCCGGCGGCGAGCTCGAGGCGCTCGAGGTACGGACGGAACGCGGCCATCGTCGCGTCTTTCGCCTGGTCGAGCGGGCGCGTGATCGAGAGCCGGGTTTCGTTGACCTCGGCGATCTTGGTTTTGATCTTGCGCAGGTCCTGCGCGGCCATCTCGGCGGTGGCGGCGTCTTGAATGTCGTAGGCGCCGGCCAGCTCGGTCATGGCCAGGGCGAGCTTGTCGGCGCTGGCCAGCTGCTGGGCCGGGTCGACGGTGATGACGGTGCGCTCGAGGGTGCCGGCGAGCGGCTTGGCGGTCTTGGCAGTGGTCACTTTTGCAATCTCCAATGGGCCACGTTGGTGGCGGAAAGAAAAACCTTGCGGTCGCCCGGGTCCTTGAATTCGTGCAGGTAGGCCTTGCGGCCCGGGCGCATTTGCAGCGCGAACCGGCGGATGGTGCCGTCCTCGGGCACGTCCATCATTTCGCACAGCGCGGTTTTGTAGCCGGCGGTTTGCAGGCCGGTGGTGCGCTGCACCGTGGCCACGCGCTTGGTGTCGATGACGCCGAACGTGCGATTGGGAAACTGGCCGAACAGGTCGAGGCGGCCGCAGTAGCGGAAGCGCAGCGAGTAGACCAGCTGCTCGCTGGCCAGCACGGTGAACCCGGTGGTGTCGAGGAATTCGCGCCACGCGTCGACGTAGGGCAGCAGGTCGACCGGCGTGGCCAGCAGGTCGAGCACGCCCAGGCAGTCCTGGTGCACCAGCTCATGCACCGCCTGCCCCTCGGCCGCCGCGGCGGCGAGGACCTCGGGGTCGACCTTGTCGAAGGCATCAAACGACGCGCAGCGCAGCGCGTCGCTGACGGCGGGCACGCGCACGCCGTCGAGAAAGTAGTGGTGCTCGGCGTCGAGGTAGGTGACGCGGCTGGTGTCGAGGGTGAGCGGCTTCATTAGATCCCCGCCTTTTCCTCGAGGCGGGCGACCACCTCGGCCAGGTTGGCCGGCGTGATCGAGCCGAATTCCGCGAGCGCGGTGTCCTCATCCATGCCGGCGTGGCGCAGCTTGATGCGCAGCACGTTGAGCTGGCTGCCGGTGACCTGGATGCTCGGTGCGTCGCCGGCGCGGGCCTTGCCCTTGGGGGCTTTCGCAGCCTTGCCCTTGGCCGGCGCTTTCGTCGTGGTCGGCTGCGGCTTGATCGGCGTGCCGGGCGTGTTCGGCTGGGTCGGATCGTCGGACGCCTCGGGGTCGGACGCCGGGCCGAGCGGACACACGAAGGTTTGCAGCAGCGCATTGCGCAGCGACACGCTCATCGCCTTGCTGGTCGCCTTGTCGTAGCTGTCGCCGGCCTCGCCCGGGAACGGGCCGATGGTGTAGCTGCTGCCGTCGACCAGGCTCACCAGCTCGAACGTGCCGTTGACCGTGGCCATGCGCGAGACGCCGTTCTTGGTGGTGAATTCGACAATGGCGTGGTCGCTGTAGCTCGGCCGCAGCAGGATCTTGTTGCTGGCGAACAGGCTGCTGAAGGTGTCGAGCACCGCGTCGATGCCGCGGTATTTGTAGTTTTGCTGGGTGTTTTGCGACGTCTTGGAAATGCCCAGCTTGTCGACCTCGACGACGACCGCGGCGAGCGAGGAATAGATCGCCGGGATGGTGGTTTGCGTGCTCATCTGTAGCTCCGGTGGTGGGCGTTGCGGTGTACAGTGTACAGGCGTACAATCGGCCGCGCAACCATCGGAGTACACCATGAACGAAAAGCTCAAGGCCCACCTGGACCACCACGACGGGGGCTGCACGCGCGGCGGCAAAGAGATCGGCCGCCTCGCGCGGCGCTCGGGTTTCAGCATCGAGATGCTGCGCAGCATGTATTACAACCGCCGCACCACCGAGGACCGCCCGCGCCTGGCCAAGCTGGCCAAGGCGATGCGCGACAAGCCGGTGCCGGATCCGAACGCGACGATGCCGCTGGGGCGCTGAGATGCCCAAGCGCCAGGCCTCCACGAAAAAGGACCAGCGGCCGGTGTGGCTGCGGCTCGAGCACCTGGCCAGGCCGGACACCGGCGAGTCGGTGCTCGGGTTCGTGGCCGACTCGCGGTTCGACGCCGAGGAGCTGCGCGAGCGCGGCTACCGACAGGGCGACCTGGTCACCGCCGAGCTGTTCAAGGACCGCAACCCGCGGTTCTACCGGCTCGCCCATATGATGGCCAAGTTCACCCGCGACAACACCGAGGAATTCGCCCACCTCACCGTGCACGCCACGCTCAAGCTGTTGCAGCTGCGCGCCGACGTGGAGTGTGAAACCACCGAGGTGGTGATGGACTTGGGCGGGTTCGGCGAGCACGTCGCGGTCGCGCGCGTGCCGCGCAGCCTCAATTTCAAGGATATGGACGACGGCGCGTTCCGGCCGGTGTTCGAGGGGATCCGCGACTACGTTGCGCGCACCCACTATCCCGAATGGACCGATCTCGAGATCGACGAGATGGAGGATCTACTGCGCGGAAACCAGCCGGCATGATCGGGTCGAAAACCGGCGCGCCGACCGCCGCGCACCTGTGGCGCTGGGCCGAGGTGTGGGACCTAGGCTGCATCGCCTGCCGCCTGGCCGGCCTGGGCTGGGTCGCACCCGAGCAGGACCACCGCAACGTCGGCGACCTGG